TGCAACTCGTAATTTACATCAATCATTTTACCGCCTCCTTAAGTATCGCTCTTATCTTATCCTCGTTTTCTTTAAGAGCAGGAACTAAATAGGGTTGAGGTGCTTGCCCTTTCCAGTCCTGTCTATGCGCAACAGATGTGTCACCGCTCTGTCCTGTGCCATATTCCACATACGGCGCATATTCAACATTCGTTCCGACAAGTGCATAATCTTCATGCACTTCGGTGACAATTGAGCCGCGTAATCGCCCCGTATCAACAGGACATTTCTTTTTCGCCGCTCCTTGTACCGCCTGCGCACATCTTGTCAAAGCTCTTTCAAGCTTCGCCTTTTTTTGCTTCTTTTCTTCAAGCTTATTCATAAGAGCGTCAAAGCCTTCGATTACATTACTCATGTCGCAACCTCAATATCGCCATTTTGCCCCAATCATCTGAGTACTGTTCAACGTGCGTTATCGTATAATTCTGCTTGTCAACGGTGCATATCATGCCGACGGTCAGCTTCTCGCTCCTGTCGCTATCATCAAGATATATCCTCAACATCTCATCGGCTTGCAAGCCGTATTCTTTCTGTGCCAAATCGCCCGAATACGGCTGCACATTTGCCTCAATCATCATTGCCATTGGTGGATTTACTAAGCCTGTATCGCTCACATACGCACCCGTTGAGGTATCGGAATAATACGATATTGTTTTATTGATAAATCGCTCAAACATTGTAATCAGTCCTTTGTGATGGGGTGTATGCAGTCCGCTTCACATATGGCATTAGTCTTGTTTCGTAATCAGATGTTATGTCGTCAGCCGATACTACTTGATAGCTTACCGACTGTGACCCCTGTGTTTCAGAGGTCACAACAGTCGGAAGGCTTTCCAACTCGCCATATTTATTGTGCTTCCACAAATCGCATACCATGCGCGGAATAACGCTTATTAGCGCATTCGGGATAATGTCGATGTGACAATATGCCTTTATTGCATTAGCACAATCCTCAATGAGGTATTCCAGTATATCGTCATAATCGTCATTATCCTGTATTCCGAGCAACATCTTGACAATTTTCAAAATATCATCATTCATTTTCGTTTCGCTTTCGGTTCAGCCTCTGTCGGTTCTGCCTCTGTCCACCCTGCACGCTTATACGCCGTGATTTGGATTTCGTTTTCAAGCTCGATAACTTTATCATCTTTAATAAGTTTCACCGCTTATCACCCCATTACGCCGCTTTGTGGGTGTATATTGCGCCCTTTTTGTTGTTTAGTACAAACGCGTCATAATATACACGTCCCTCAACAAGCCAACCGTCAATGCCCGGCGGATTTTCATGGATTGTATAATCCGCTAACTTAAGCGGTGCTACCGTTGCCGAATTGTGAGTGATTACAAAGCTTGTCCCGGTCGGTAAATATGTATCAGGAACGAGAATTAGCGGAATACCGTCTATTTCGCCGATAACGCCCTTTAGTACAATATCCTGTGACATATCACCCTTCTTTACAAAGCTTTCATCAAGCTTTATCAGCTTGTAGAACGAGGCGGATATGAATGCTACTCTACCGCTTGTCGGTACTTTCTCGTTGGTCAATGCTACAGTACCGTCGAGGAATGCCTCATATGCATTGCTTTTCGTGATAGCACCACTGCCCGTATTCTTTGCGCTTGCCGCCATTGCCGATATTCTGTATACATCAAGTTCGGGAATGATTATCTCGTCAATCTGTCGCTGTAATGCTTCGCCTGCCGCCGATGTCATTTGTGTATCGTTGTAATTTCCACGGTCAATGGAGAATGTGAATGACCTATCCTGTGATAGCGTCAACTCCTGTACCGTGTTTTCCAGCTCTTCGGGCGTGCCGTATCTGTTCGCGCCTGTTCGCTTATAATCATTCATCGCCGTTGTCGGGATTGAATAAACGTTTACCGTCTTAACGCCGATGAAACTGTAATTATCATTTACCGCCGGGGTTGTTACCGCGCCCAACTTAAATCTTTCGTCAATTTCTGCCGCATATGTTGCCGCGTAATTAATTGCCATGTCTTTTCTTCCTTTCTACTATTTTCGTTTAAAGCCAGACAAAAAGCTGTCTGTTTCTGTGTTTGTTGTCGTTGTCTTAGGAGTTGAGCCTTTCAAACGTTCGTTCACTGCCGCCTCAATCGCTTTGTTGAATTGCTTTTCAAAACTTTCAATGTTGGCTTTCGTTACGTCCGCGTCCTTACCTGTCAGCATTCCGCTGAACTCTGTCGGTAATTTCTTCTCTGCAAGCTGCTTAACGCATTCAAATTCAAGCCTTTCCGCTTGATATGCCGCTTCTTTTGCCTCAAAGTCCTTGACTTTTTGCTCGAACTCTGCCGACTTTCTTTCCTCTGCCGACATCTTTGCCAAACGTGCCGCCTCGTCCTTTTCGGCTTGCAGCCTTTCCTTGTATTCCGCTTCCCATTCCGAACGTTTGTTCTCCAATGCTTGATTTACGCGCTTATCCGCTTCAGACATCAAAGCCTTGTCGAACTCTGCTTGTGTGTATGTCTTTTCCTGCCCCGTCTGATTGTCTGTTCCCATTGCGGAATTAGCCGCCCCAGTACCGAGACCCCCATTAATTGCATTTTCTTCCATTTGCACAATTCTCCTTTCATTTTGAGGTTTTTCCTCGTCTTAATTATAGCATATTCGGGGTGTGAGATATTCCCGTTTTTGTTGGCAACGACAAATTTTATCAATGAAAAAAGACGGGTTCAACCGCCTTTTTTCATCTCTTCAAGTACCTCATCTAAGTCCACAACGGGTATAGTCGTGCAGCGACAATTCGGGTGCATAACGGGGTAGTTCACGCCCTCAACTGCCTCCGAAACTTTGAACCGCCGTCCGTCCAGTTCTCCGCATTCATCACACGGGTCAGACGCAAGATATTCATAATATTCTAAGTCGCTGTCCTTGTATGCTTCAAGCTCGCCTTGGTTCATATAATGCCCTGTCTCCGTCCGTATAAGCCGTGTTGCATTATACAACGCACCCTCGCTATCATCGCCTATCATATCTTTCAGCTCTTGCGACATATCTTGTATGCTCTTGCCGCTTGTCAATCCCGATTGAATTATTCCGCTTGCTTTATCGGCTACTTTTGAGGTGTTCGCCCACACATTTTCCGAATAGTTCTTCCCATGCCATCGCTCTTTGATAGCCTTATCAATCGCCCTTTGTGGTAGCACGTCAAACGACACTCCGATACCTTGCATTACACCGTTATAGCCGTTTTCAAATGCACTTGCAATACATCTTTCGCCTGCCGCCGCCTCTTTAATTCCTGCGTTTTTCATCGCTACATATATGCTTTGCTTCACCGCCTCCGCCCGATTAATACGATAGCCATAAGCAAGCGCATTAATACGATTGTCTACGGCTTTTATCTGCCTTTTGTCCGTCAGCTGTGATTTCAGCTTTAATAAGTCCTGCACAATATCGTTTTGCATAGCTTCGCTTATCAGTTGTTTTCCGTCCTCTGCCGATAATTCCGCCGTTTTCGTGAAATTGCCGAATATCTTATTGATTGACTTGTCAATGTCCGATAATGCCGCATTATACGCCTTGACAGACGTTTCCACTACCTCTTGTTGGCTCTTAAATGCCGTTGCTTCTTGCCTTATCTGCCGATTTCTCCAGTAGATAGTGCTCTTTGTTCCACGCTTAGCCATGCTTATTCATTCTCATCTTCGGGACGGCTATTATATCCGGCAAACGCTTGATTTTGAGCGAGAATGCTTTGTGTAGCATTTTCAATCTTTTCTTTTTGTGCAAGCTCCGCCTCTTCTTTCGCGTCTTTGACGAATGATAGCTGTGATATTGCCGTTTCGTCCGTAATCCTGCCATTCAAGGACGCAATCATCTGCGCTGTTTCAGCGTCATTGACGGGCATATTCCGCGTAAATACCACATCTATTCTGTGTACCGGAACTTCCCCCATACTGCCCTTGATTGATAGATAATTATTATATAGCGTAAATCTGCGCTTCAGTCCTTTTGTGATATACCGCTCATGGTTGCGCGTGTGCTGCTCAAATCCCATAAGCTTATACTTTATTGATACGCCCGATAGATTACCGCCGAAACTCTCATCGGATAAATCGGGAACCATTGCGAATTTGTGAATATCGTCCTTTATCGAGTTTTTTAAAGTTTCAATCTGTGTTTCGTCAAGCGTCTTGCTTAGGTACTGCGCACTTCCGCCGTCAGGTGCTATCAATATCTTTTCTTCACGCAATCGTTGCGCCGTTTCGCTCGTCATGTCCACATGGTCGAGCAAAATAAATGAGTCAACAAACTGTTCCTTGTCGTTGACGCGGTCAGACTGTAAAAGATTATAAGCGTCAATCAGTGATATTATCTGCTCGAAATCACTCTCACAATCCGCGTCGTTTTGATATTCGATAAATGGTACATCGCCGAAATAATGTGGATATGTTGCCGCCAACTGCATTGATTGGAATGAATCTGTATTATTAGTGTAGACATATACGTTTTCAGTGTCAGCGACTTGACAAGTAGTACCGATTACAGTGCCATCAATATTGTAATTGCGATAATACATCACGCCGAGTATTATCGGCTCATCAACGCTATTATCACGCACGACAAACGCGTTGCGCGGTGAAAATGCTACACTCTTTGGTTGTGCCGCCTCATTTGCATATATCATCTCAATCGACTTTCCGTAAATCAAAGCGGCGTGGACAATATCATTGTCTACGCTGTCTATATCCTGCTCTAAGTATACGTTTTTCAGCGGCTCAATGTCGTACCCCTCCGCCGCCGAATATCCAACGGGATTACCAATCAGATACGATTGTGATATATCTACAACATATTTCGCGTGATTGCAAACAAGCTTGTTGTTCGCCACACCTGCCGATGTCTTTTGCCGCTTTAATATGTCCTGCCGTCCCTCGTAATAATCAAGTAGCTTTTTATATTTCACCTGTTTTTTTTCGTGCCTTACTATCAGCTTATATAATATATCCGCTGTAATGCCATTTTCTAATAATTTTCCGTCTATTACCATATTCCTACGTCCTTTCTCGACGGTACTACCGCCGCCTTGCGTCTTGCTACGCTCTCCATTGCGTATCTTGTCGCGTCTATGCTGTGGTTGTCACGGTCGGGGTATGCGCTGATAAAATTTCCGTCCTTATCCTGTTCATACTCATATCCCATAAACTCGTTGTATGTCAGGGGACACCGCCGCTTATCTATGTAGATATGGCGTAAACCTTGCAACCACTTGATACCATATCTTACACTATCCGCGCCCTTGACCGCGCTCCGCATAGTCGCGCCGCATTCGCGGAAATCTGCAATTGATTTCGGCTCTGCGCTGTCCGCGGTCAATATCTCCTCGTTTGAAATCAGCTTATGCACGTTGTAAATCTCATCGTATATAGTGGAGTTTCGCGCCTTATTCGTGCTATACTCCGCAAAGATATATAAGTCAAGTTTTTTCACGTCAAAGTGCATACGCACGAACCGTGTCGGGTCGATTGAAAATCCCCAGTCAATTCCATTGTATATCCTGTCAAATGTCTGCCACATCGGGACTTGTTTCAAGATGTTGCCGTCATAGTCTGTCAGCGGTACAAGCTGCTCCATGTCTAAGTCGCAAGCGTTCGGGAATACACCGCCGCCTGTGCCTATTGCTTTACCCAAATATTCATGCTCATATGCTCGCGGATTGATTTCTTTTAAATCTTCTGCTTCCTCAAAAAACTGTTCGCCCAGCCATTCACGCGGTACGTCAAGGTATGTGTTGCGCACTACAAGCGTATTTTCACGCGTTTCCGCCTTTTCCGCGTACTCATTCGCCCAGTTGTTACGGCTTATAGGTGGGTTGAACGAGCGGAAGTCCCAGAACTTATCACCGCCACGCATGGTAGATTGTAATACCGTTCTAAGCTCTCTTTCCCCTGCGTATTGGTCAAGCTCCTCGAACCACGTTATGCCGATATATCCAAAGTCCGTCTTTATCGATTTTACTTTATTCGGGTCGTCAAGTCCCATGAAAAATATTTTTTGTCCAGTAGGAATAAACACAATCGGGTTTGCGTGAGTTTTCGGGATATGAAATAAATCCTCTAATCCCAGCTTGTATATACCCCATACTACCTGCGCATATATGCTATTTCGTATAGTATTGCCTATTTTGCGAAAACATATCGCGTGGCATTGAGGATTTGCTATCAAGAGTAATGGTGTCGCTATACCGCCCACAAACGAGGATTTTGTTGTACCTCTACCGCCTGCGAATACATAATGTGTGTGCTTATGCTCGAATATGTCCTCGAGTATATCATCATACATCGGTATAATGGTATCTTTCACATTTATTTTCAGTTCCATTATTCGTCCCTCTTCCAGTTCATCTCAAGCTTTATGCTATTATCCGCCTCTTTCGCCTGTGGCGGATTATCCTGCCAACCTGCACGATTTTTCAGGTAGAATATCATAGCTGATATGCTCGGCGGTACTTGCTTCTTGATACGTTTCACATATTTCTGTCCGTTGCGTATCTCTTGCACTTCTTCTACCGTTTCAAAGCCTTCCGTTGCCGCTTGAAATAAGGTATTTTTCACCTTTAAACTCGCTATGTCCTTATTCTCTTTTAATACTTCCGATAATTCAGAAAATTTATTCTTCCAGTCACAAAGCGTGGACATTGCTATGTGCATATTATCGGCGATTTCCTGCTCTGTCAGTCCGTCCCGTCTCCATGCCGCTAT